TTAAGACTCCAACAGAGAAATACGCCGACGAACTTACGAGATTGGACGAGCTGTTGGTGGCTGCAGCTATTTCTCAAGAGACATTTACTCGAGCGGCGGCCGCAGCAGAGGAGAGACTGAAAGAGGCTACTGAGGCGACTTCGAGTGCGGCGAAGGTCTTTGCGGATGAAGCTGCCAGAGAGTCGTTCAGATCCTTCTCGGACTTCCTATTCAATCCGTTTGAGGATGGATTGAAAGGCATGCTTTCGGCCTTTGCAGACACGTTGCGTGAGATGGCGGCGAATGCACTAGCGAAGCAAATATTCAGCTCCTTGAGTGGTATCGGCGGTGGCGGTGGTAACGCCTTCTTGTCAGCAGTCGGCAGCTTCTTCGGAGCAGGTGTAGCAGACGACGGTGGCCGAGGTCAAGCTGGGCAACCGGTGCTTATCGGTACCGGAGCGCAGCCAGAGGCGTTCATCCCAGACTCAGCAGGTACTTTCGTACCACAGCAGCAGATGGGAGCAATGGGTGGAGCAGGTGGGATGGCCGCGCCTCCCCAAGTAAACGTAGCGGCGCCCCAAGTTATAGTGGTAGACTCAGCAGAGAAGGCTGAACAGTTGCTGCAGAGCGCAAAGGGTGAGGAAGCAGTCCTCAGCATCCTACGGAATAACCCGCAAGCAACGCGGGGAGCAATCGGAGCTTAAGAGATGCCATTTCAACTAGGTACTTCGTCAGTTCTTAACCCGGATCAGGCTTACATCCGCTTGCTGAAAGATATGCTTGACTTCATACGAGGGAGTCATGTTGGGAGTGGTGTCATAAACGCGGGTGGGACTGGCTACGTAGTCGGCGATATTGTTGGCATAACTGGCGGGACCACGTTCGGTGATGGCGATCACCCTGCTGAGTTCGAAGTGGTAACTGAAGCAGCCGGTGTCATCACTGCTCTAAGACTTAATAACTCGGGTAGCTATAGCATCGAACCCGCGACTCTTACGGGAAATGCGTTAGTAGGAGGGACAGGCACAGGAGCAACTGTTGATCTAATCATGGACAGCTGGGTGGTCGCCACTCCTAATGCTGGTGGAACCGGATATGTCGTCGGTGAAATCTTGACATTGGTAGGCGGTACTGTTGAGAGTACAGCAGGGACGTTTGAAGTTCTTACTGAGGCCGCAGGTGTAGTGTTAACGGTGAAGCCAGTCAATATTGGTGACTACTCTGAATTGCCGACCAGTCCTGTAGCTACTACTGCGAGCGCAAGTGGAACCGGTGCCACACTTGATCTGGTTCGCTCTGGTTGGTTGATACGGAATACGGATTATGTTGACGATCAGACCGATACTGAATTCTGGGCAGAAGGGATAAACAACTCAGGGGCGAACCCATTCATAGGCGCAAGGACAGGAATTGATGGAGGTAACCCTCAGTGGATGCTGGCGGGAGCTTCTGGATTTGATGGAGGTGAACTCTGGGAAGACCAGCCGGGAATAAGCCCTGTCTCCGCATTTAGTAATTCTATACCCTCTGCAAGAGTCCCGTTGACTGTGAGTGATGCAGACTTCTTCTTTTTTGTTACGCCGCGGCGTGTAATGATGGTTATGCACACACTCAGCTCCTATGAAATGATTTATCTGGGTTTGATTGTTCCTTTCATTACTGACCCGGAGACCAAGTGGCCACTTCCTCTCATGATCGCTGGTACTACTCAGAGAAGTGCTGAGTTGAATGGCGGTTCACAAAGCACTCTTCATACTACTCTGGCGAGAGCCGGCGGAAACCAGCATTTTCTCAGGGATACGACAGGAGCTTGGAATCTAAAAGAGAACAATAGTACAGCCTGGGACTTATGGCCGGAGAACGTTCTTAACGAGCTGTTTAACAATGCTGAAACTAAAGCTCCGAATCTTTTAGGCGGTGTTGTTACGGTACAAGGCGGTCAGTGGGATGACAGGCATTATAATGCTACCCCAGGCGACATGGGTTATTTGAATGTCGGTGTTGGGACTAAGCTGTACTTCTTGCTTCCGTTCACTTTTTATCAAGACGAGCCTGGTGCAGTACAGATTTTAGGAGAAGCTGACGGACTCTTTAAGGTAGCGGCACGGGATATAATCGCGGAGAATATTATTGTGGATCAGCTTGGTAGGGAGCATATGTGCTTCCCAATCATCGACCTATCAAACTTTCAAGACTTCTACACACTCCTACTGGAATAGACATGCCAAACGTTAAGAACACAGATGCTTTGGATGGCGGCAATGGTAACGCGGCTGACGCGGATGACTTTGTACGCAGTAAGCTAGCGGAGTTCATAACATCAGCGAACCACTTTCCATCTGCAGCAGATCGTTGGGTACGATCGCAAGCGGACGATATTATCGGAGGGACAGAAGCTGAAGTGTGGCTAACACCGCCGACTGTCTTCACGCCGGACCTGGACGAGCCGCCGTTCATGGCTTTCCATACGAAGGCTGATGGCATCTTCATGTTTCCAGGGAGCGGGTTTTCTGCCAGTGAGCCGGCATACGACCAGCCAGGCGGGCCGGGAGCTTTCCCCAGGATAGTGTCCGCAGCACCAGACTGGACGAGTAATGTAGATGGTAGCGCAATGAATCCTCAGCAGGAATGCCCGAGCATCATGCAGGTGTCCTCGTCAACTTGGATCCAGCACCACCTATTTGCGCCATCTGATGGTCGCTACTGTCATATGGCAATGGAGACTGGAACTCGTATTTGGCGCCATATGTTCTTCGGGAATATGATTAAGTTTGGCGGCGATGCTGCGTGGGATGGTGGTGAATACTGTGTTGGGCACCGATGGAATCGAAATGCAGCTGATACAGATAACCCATACGATACAACTCATATGGCTCCCTGGAGTGGAAACAATCGGACTGCATTCTCGCTGCCGATGAATAGTGTCTTTCGAGTGAATGGCTTGCAAGGGAGCCTTGAGTGGTGGACCACGCACGAAATCACTACTTCAAAGCAGCAAAGCACGTCGAGAAACCGGCCATCGGGTGCGAGTTACAGTAATGTCAACCAGACAGCCGGCGCCCAGATCTTAGGTGGTGGCTTCGCTAATGGCCTGGGACTTACTGTTGGGGCACTCCTTTTCTCTATGAATGCTAGCTTGATATCAGGTGCCAAACCGTTGATACCGATTTATGTCGGTATCTATCGAGATATTGGCGGTATCATTAGATTCTGTCCATGTGGCCAGGTTCCGGATGTGTTTCGTATCAACATGAAGGGCTTCTCGGCGGCAGACGAAGTGACAATCGGAGCAGACACCTATACGTTATTTCCAGTCACAAACAGTGATGTAGTAAACACAGTCCCTGACGATCAGTACAGTGGGTATGAGGGCTTGGCATACAGGCAGATACCCTAATGGGGTTAATGAATGGCTGTTGACTTCGAAGGTGTTCTTTACGAGACTGTCATCTTCAATCCGGGTAATCCATCCACAGGAGACGGAGAGCAGATACCACCGCCCCCACCAACCTTAACCGAACTAACCTGGGGATCTGTCCGTACCGCGGATAACGTTCAGAACGCACCGTTCTCTCCGAGAATAATCGGTAGCGCGCATTCCGGTGACTTTAATGGCTGGTTCATGGATCAGTGGTGGATAGATCCAAACCCAGTGGATTTCGGGAACATCACCTCGGACAAGGTGATAAGTATTGCCATCTTGAACACCTTCCGCGATGGAGCACACACTTTTGTAAGTGTTGATTTTGCAGCGCTGCCCGGCGTTACGGTCACACTTAATCCACCTCCTTTTGTCCTTCCACTCCTGGGACAGGACAATATAGCTGTCACAGCTTCTCTTGAGGGAGATCCAGAGTTTGACGACGACGCAATATTCGAATTCGACAACGCAAATGTCGCAATCCGCATGTTGGGGTCGAGGGTCATCTTATTCGTATTCGTGCCAGAGAAGCCTATAACTGAACAATTGACTTTTAAGACTGATATCATGAAGTCTCGGGACCAGACTGAGCAGAGACATGCTTTAAGGACTGTACCAAGGCAGTTTGTTGAGCTTGACTTCAAACCACGAACTGCAAAAGAAAGAGCACAACTGAGGAACGTATTGAAGACACAACAACCATTCCTGTTCGGGGTACCGGAATGGTGGGATGAGAGGGATATACTGAATCCAACGCCGGCAGACCTACCGATCGGAACGACAGTTATTCCGTGCGATCCTGATAACGCTATGTTCTTTGCCGGTAGATCAGCAGTGATAATCTTAGCTGACGATTCAGTGCAAGACGTTGCGATTCTTAGTGTGCAAGCGGGGGTGAGTGTAACGCTCCAGGAAGCAACATTTTTCGCTATTCCAGCGGGTAGCGCAATACTCCCTCTGGCAACGGGATACTTGTCAGGGTCTCCACGTTTGCGAGATTCGATGGTTGAACATGAGGAGACGGAGCTTAAGTTTGAGTTCCTCTCGACGGAAGACATAGCCTTTACGGATGCAGAGTTCGCCGCAGACCCGTTCTTTGAGAAGCATCCAATTGACGGCTTCTTGGTCATGACTGATCCAAACGTTGCGACTTCGGCTACTTATCAGCATGATTTGCGTCAGGATAGGACTCGGACTGACAGTGGAGTGGGTGAACTAGATGTCCAGCCAACAGACGATCTAGCTATCCCAGATAGACCAAAGGGCGTATTCTTGCACAGCGCCTTTACTATTTGGGAATGGAAGAAATTGGTCCACTATCTAAGAGGTTCGTGGAAACCCTTCTATCTACCCACATTCCAGAACGACCTACCGGTAGCGGCGCCTGGATATGATTTGTCAGCAACGTCAATCATCGTCGAGTTTGTTGGAGTTACAGGAGTTGGCTTTGAAGCTCCATATAGAGACATCTTGATTGAGGTTTTGGATGACGGCCGACAGTTTGTAAGGAGAATAACAGCTCTTATAGATAATGGTAATGATACCGAGACGGTGTCACTGAACGCTTCGGCAACGGGGAGTCCAGAAATCATACCTCCAGACAACATCAGAGTCTCCTATGCTATGCTAGGTAGGATGGACGGGGACGTTGTGACTTTTGTGCATGAGTATCTTGGAGAGGCCAACGTAAGAATGAGATTTAAGGGGACGGCTGAATGACTTTTGACGCCTTTGAAACTGGAGATGGTCGCCCGGTAGAGTTGTACGATTTTACTATAGGGGGAGTACTGCTTCGGCGAACAAATGCAGTCAGAGATGTAGCCATTGGTTCGAATATTTATGAGTCTTTACCGGCTCTGTCTCGAACGCACCCGCAGATAAATACTGAGCTAACTTCGGGAGAAATAACCATCAATGTCCCGAAGGACTTTCCAATAGCGGCCCAGTTTAGGCTTACCCTTCCAAGCAACCTCCCTAATGTAACTATTTTCAGGATGCACCTGAATGATCCAGACGGACAGTTATTAGTTGTT